GAAGCAAAAGGGTTACTGCCAAGTCATGGGCATATGAAAATAATAACCCCTTGGATCTTTAAAACAAAGCAAGAAGTAAATTGGGTTTGGTCACAACCCACATACAGTTTTAAAGAAGACGTTGCCGATATAAAAGTGTTACCCGCAGTTGTTAACTACTACAATCAAACCACAACTAGCATTAACATAATGGTGCCGTTGAATGAGGATAAAAAATATACGCTGCATCATGGGCAAGCATTAGTGCATTTAACACCAATGTTTGATAACAAAGTAAACGTAGTTAGGCATTTAGTTAGTCAACAAGAGTACGAGCGTATGAAAGCCAATCAACACACGCCAACCTTTTTAAAGAAGTACATGCAAATAAACGTAGCAAAGAAGAAGTTTTTAGATTGTCCATACCATAAGGAGCAGTAAATGTTAGAAAACGTATCAGCAATAGAAGCGCCAAAGCCCACTAAATTATTTGTAGCTACACCGATGTATGGTGGGCTATGCACAGGCGGGTACACCATGGGTATTCTTAATTGTGTGCAAACATTCTCGCCACGGGGTATTCAGATGTATTACTCGTACATGATGAATGAGTCTTTGATTACTCGTGCCCGTAACGGCATGGCTTATGACTTTATGCAGTCAGACGCAACACATCTGATGTTTATTGATGCCGATATTAGTTTTGACCCAAATGATATTGTGCGCATGATTGATGCTGACAAAGACATCATCTGTGGTCTATACCCCAAGAAAGAAATTAACTGGAAGCTGGTGCATGATGCGGTGCAAAAAGGTGTTCCATTTACCGACTTGGGTAATTACACAGGATCGTTTGTAGTAAACCTAGTAGGTGGCGCAATGGAGAGCACAGGCAATATCAACGAACCCATGGAGATTGACAACGGCGGTACAGGCTTCATGCTTATTAAGCGCAATGTGTTTGAGACATTAAAACCCACAGTGCCAACCTATACCAACGACATGATCTTGATTGTGGATAAGAACCCACAGAAGAAAATCATTAGTGAGTTCTTTGATACCAGCATTGACGAAGACACAAATCGATTGCTATCTGAGGACTACCACTTCTGCAAGATTGCTCGTAAGGCTGGCTTCAAAGTATATGCGGCACCTTGGGCAAACCTAACGCATAGCGGTACGTATAACTTTAGCGGTCAACTACCAAGGGGTTAAGATGTTACCTAATTGCGAACTAGTAAAAACAGATGGCACACAGTTCCTTGTGTTCAAAGGGCAGGACTTAATTTCAAATCATTTGAAGCAAGAACTATACGAGAACGACATTCATCAATTAAGCCTTAAGCTTTTAATGGAGGCACCCGAAGGTGAGGTGCTAGACATTGGGGCTAACTTGGGTACGTTCTGTGTACCCTTGGCTAAGAAAGTGCCGAAGCATCTTTACCATGCCTTTGAACCACAACGGATAGTCTATTACCAACTATGCGCTAATACGTTTATTAACGGGCTAGATAATATTCATTGTCATAACTTTGGATTATCGGATAAAGAAGAACGGCTAGTACTTGTAATGCCTGACTATACAGCCGAAGGCAATATTGGTGCGTTTAGTATGGACAAAGAAGTTCGTGATAATGATTACGAATGTAAAACTGAGGGTGTCAAAGAACCATTAGTAGTATTTACCTTGGACTCAGGTGCACACAAAAACGTACGCTTAATTAAAATTGACGTAGAAGGTCACGAACTAGAAGTAATTAAGGGTGGTATCAAAACCATCAAGGCAAACAACTACCCACCGATCATCTTTGAAGCATGGACATGGAAGCCATGGTTTGAACCTAAACGTAAAGCATTGCTTGAATACCTAGAAGGTCACGGCTACAAAATACAACAGCTAGGACAGAACAACTTAGCCACACATGGGAGTGCTAAATGATTGAGCCAATCCCTTTTGCTGGCTGGGTAGATATAGATGATGATATTCAAAAAACCCTGCAATTATTGACTGGAATTGATTCAGAAAACATGCCAAAATACATAGTATTAGGTGATGGATCCGTTTATTTCTATCGTAAAGAGGAGCAAAAATATGCCTTATGTGAACAAACCCCGCCCTTACAAGAAGGAATACAAGCAACAGTTAGCTCGGGGGGAACAAGAAACGAGGAACGCTCGTGACCGTGCTAGATATGCAGTCGACAAAGCTGGTGTTGATAAGAACGGCAATGGTAAAGCTGATGCTCGTGAAGGTAAAGATCTTGAGCATATTGTGCCTTTATCTAAGGGTGGTACAAACAGCCGTAAAAACATACGCATAGAAACGCCAAGCCAAAATAGATCATTTAGCCGAAACTCAGACCATACCGTAAAAGTAAACAAAGCCAAACCTAAACGTAAAAATGGAAATACTAAATAACAAAGCTATAGTAATTACAACAAGAAGACCTAATCTTGTAACTGAGTGCATAAGAAAAAGCCAAATTGTTGAAACTAATGGGGACTTACATAAAGTTGCCGTGCATTGGGGTTTGGATGAAGCACAGGCTTTAAACAAACTTAAGATTAAAAAAGTACCGTCCCCAATCTTACGTGATTACAAATGGCCTGGTTTGCACAAACCAATGGAACATCAAAAAGATACCGCTAATTTTCTTACCCTAAATCAAAGAGCATTTTGTTTTAATGAGCAAGGCACAGGTAAGACTGCAGCAGCTATATGGGCTGCGGACTATTTGATGGAGCAAAAGCGTGTGTATCGTGTGCTTATCGTATGTCCCTTATCTATTATGCAATCAGCATGGCAAGCCGATTTGTTTAAGTTTGCAATGCACCGCAAAGTCGGTGTTGCTTACGGCGATAGGCATAAACGCAAAGCAGTAGTTGAAAGTGACGCTGAGTTTGTAATTATTAATTACGATGGCGTAGAAATTGTAGCCGACGATATTGCAAAACAAAACTTTGATTTGGTAATTATTGACGAAGCTAATGCGTACAAAACAGTAACAACTAATCGTTGGAAAACCATGAACCGTATTATTACACCACGGACATGGATATGGATGATGACTGGTACGCCAGCAGCACAAAGTCCAACGGATGCTTTTGGGTTAGGTAAATTAATCGTGCCACAAAATGTACCTAGATTCTTTGGTGCGTTTAGAGATCAGACCATGATTAACATTAGCAAGTTTAAATGGCTACCAAAACCTGATTCAGATCAAACCGTATTTAATGCCCTTCAACCCGCAATCAGATTTAGAAAAGAAGATTGCTTAGACCTACCGGAGATTACTTATGTTTCTAGGGACGCCCCCCTTACTGCGCAACAGGCGAAATACTACAAAACGCTCAGAGACGAATACCTTATGGCAGCGGATGGGGAAGAAGTTAGCGCAGTTAATGCTGCGGTTAAGATTAATAAACTCTTACAAATATCAGGTGGAGCTGTCTATTCTGATACCAGTGCTGTCGTTGAGTTTGATGTTAGTAATCGCCTACGTGTTGTTGAAGAGGTAATTGAAGAGGCTAGCCACAAAGTGCTTGTCTTTGTGCCATTTACGCACACAATAGATTTACTAAAAGAACACTTAAAAAAGGCTGGCATTACATGCGAAGTCATTAACGGCAAAGTCCCAGTAAATAAACGCACTGAAATATTTAAAGCTTTTCAAGAGCAACCAAACCCACGAGTGTTAATAATCCAACCACAAGCCGCAGCTCATGGGATAACTCTTACCGCTGCTAATGTAATAATATGGTACGCTCCAGTGACATCAATAGAGACTTACTTGCAGGCTAATGCACGCATACACCGTCAAGGACAAAAGAACCCAATGACTGTAGTGCATATTAAGGGTAGTCCCGTAGAGACTAGGTTGTACCAAATGTTGCAAAATAAACTAGAAGTTCACGAAAAAATAATTGACTTGTACAAACAAGAGCTTAATAATAGTTGACAAAGTCAAATTATAGTTATAATATGATTTAACTGGCACAGACCAGCGTTTTTAACCTAAAGGAATTTATATGGAACAAGAAGTCCAAGGCACACCGTCCGCTGAAAAACTTGTAGAAGTTTATCTAAAGATACGTGATGCTTCAGAAGATAACTACAGAAGTTATATGGCTAAGAAAGCCGACCTTGAAGAGCAGATGGATCTTATACAAACAGAATTGCTCGACATACTCAAAAATATTGATGCTACTAGTTTAAAAACCATACACGGTTCGGCTAGACGTAGTGTCAAACACCGTTATACAACCAATGATTGGGAGCGCTTCCATAAGTTTATTTTGGAACACAATGCTCCTGAGTTACTGGAAAGAAGAATTCAACAAACCAATATGAAGCAGTTTTTGGATGAGAATCCGGACTTGCATCCCGCCGGTTTAAACGTGGATAGCACATACGCAATTATTGTAACTAGGAGAAAATAATGAGCAACGTCGCTTTGTTTAACCAGCAATTACCTGACTACCTTAAAGAGGTAGAACTTGATGATGTAACCCGTGCCTTAACGGGTGGTGGTACAGGTGTAAAACGTATTGCCCTTGGCAATAATAAATTTATTTTAAAAGTAAATGGCTCTGAGATTTCTAAGAGCAGCAATGACAAAATGGAAGTTGTTATTGTTAACGCTTCCCCCAACGTATCCCGCACATTTTATGCTAAAGCATGGGACCCTAAAGAAACCGCTCCACCTGATTGCTGGTCTAATGATGGTGATCGTCCTGACGCTTCTATTAAGGAGCCACAAAGTCAGATGTGCATGAACTGCCCTCAAGACATAGCTGGTTCAGGTCCTGGTGCTACTAAAGCATGCCGTAAGAATCGCAGAGTTGCTGTGTCTCTTGCCTCAGATTTAAATGGTGATGTATATCAAATGACACTGCAATCCAAGTCAATTTTTTATGATTCCAAAAAACCAGGCGATTTAGATCATATGCCATTCGATCAGTACGTACGTTATGTTGGCTCACAAGGCTACAACTTAAACATGCTTGTTACTGAGATGCGCTTTGATGAAGACTCAACAGTTGGCAAATTGTTCTTCCGTCCAGTGCGATTCTTAGAGCGCCATGAATGGGAAGTAGCTAAGAAGCAAGGCGAAACCAAGACTGCTAAAGCTGCTATCACAATGACTGTAGCCCAAGCCGATGGTGTTAAAAAGCTAGAAGCTCCTGTGGCAAAAGCTGAGACTGGAACTGTGGAAGTTGAGGCAACTCCAATCCCTGAGCCAACTAAGCGTGCTGATAAGAAAGCTGCTGAGCCTGCCCCTAAACGTGACCTTAAAGCCGTAATGGGCGATTGGTCTAATGACGACGTAGCATGAGTCTTCGAGGGTATAGCTTTCGTCTTGTAAAAGCCAACCAAGCTGCTGATCCTAAAAACATCGGGGTCCAGCTTGGGCGGTATTGTATTACCAACGATATCCCAGTAGCAACCATTGCTAAAAAGTTAGGCGTAACCCGCATGACTATATACAACTGGTTTACTGGGGTTGGTTATCCAACTAAAGACAAAGTTAGGAAAATAGAAAAATTACTTACTAAATATAACTAATGGCAATCAGAGACCTATTGGTAGCAGTTTTGCCGCCCGAGGGAGAAGGCTGGTATTGTACAGTCGGCTTGCGGCAAGAAGGCGATAAACCACCAAGACAGAACTTCTTTCAGACTTTGGCAGATGTCGAAGCTGAAGTAAATACGCTGGTAGCTGAGAAGTATGATGCTTATTTTGCATGTGCTAAGTATGACGACCCAAAGCAAGGACGTATCCAACCAAATGGCAATTTTATTAAAGCTTTTTGGATTGACGTTGACTGTGGATTAGGTAAGCCGTATGAAGATCAAGCTGCAGGACTTAGTGCTCTTAAAGAGTTCTGCCGTAAGATCAATGTGCCTTTGCCAACCATTGTTAACTCAGGGCGTGGTATCCATGCTTATTGGAGATTACAGGAAGTAGTTAATCGTAAAGATTGGAAGCCTGTAGCCGAGCGGTTAAAAGCACTATGCGAAGATCATGGCTTTGCAGCTGACCCGTCACGCACCGCAGACAATGCCTCAATACTGCGGGTACCTGAAACATTTAACTTTAAACAGGAGCCACCGCTCCCAGTAGAAATACTAGCTTTATCTAAAGAGCTATCGTTTGAGGCTATTAAACAAAACATTGGCGTATTAATCGCACCTGATTGGATGCCACGTCAGCTCAATGAGATGACTCAAGCATTGCTAGGTAATAAGCAAAGCCGATTTAAAACCATCATGATTAAGACCATGAATGGGCAGGGCTGTGCTCAGCTTGAAAATATTGCAGTAAACCAAGACACAATCGAAGAACCACTCTGGAGAGCAGGCTTGTCAGTAGCAGCAGCCTGTGTAGATAAAGATGACGCAATTCATAAAATATCAAAGAACCACCCTGAGTATTCACCGGAGAACACGGAACGTAAGGCCAATCAAACAAAGGGGCCGTATACATGTCAAACGTTCGAGAAACTTAATCCTCAAGGGTGTGAGGGCTGCCAGCACAAGGGCAAGATATCGTCGCCGATTCAACTCGGATCCGAAATTGCTGCTGCAGAAGATAATGTCATCGTGGAGAAGACGGAGGATGGTAAGAAGGAAGTTTTCGATATACCAACGTATCCGTTCCCGTATTTTAGGGGGAAGAATGGTGGCGTTTATGTAGAGCACAAAGACGAAGATGGCAACGTAGATGCGTTTAATATTTATGAGCACGACTTATATATTGTTAAACGGCTACATGATCCATCTCGTGGCGAGTGTATTTGGTTAAGACTGCATTTACCCAAAGATGGTTTGCGTGAGTTTGCTATGCCTGTAGTTGACGTAATGACTACCGAGAAGCTTAAAGAACGGCTCGGCTGGCATGGGGTTGTGGCAAATTCAGATCAAATGAAAAAGATAATGGCATACATTATTACGTTTACAAAAGAACTTCAACATAGATCAGAGGTAGAAATTATGAGAAATCAGTTTGGTTGGACAGATGACAACGCCAAGTTTATTCTTGGGGATCAAGAAATTTCAGCAAATAAAGTTAGCTATAGCCCACCGTCTGCATCCACTGGGGCGCTTGCTGAGTTTTTAAAGCCAACAGGTAGCTACGATGAATGGAAAAAAGTTATACAAACGTATAACCAGCCAGGATTTGAACCGCACGCCTTTGCTTTATTTACTGCCTTTGGTGCCCCGTTGCTTAAGCATTTGAACCTTAAGGGTGCAATTATTAACCTCATCAACAACACTTCAGGCACCGGTAAGTCTACGATCCTTAAGGCATGCAATAGCGTATGGGGTCATCCTGAAGAACTAATGATGCAATGGAAGGACACAATCAACTCTATTATCCACCGCATGGGTATCCTAAATAACCTACCTGCCACCATAGACGAGATTACCAAGCTTAGCGGGGATGCCTTCTCAGACTTAGCCTATAGCCTGTCACAGGGGCGGGGCAAGAACCGTATGAAACAGCACGACAATGCCGAGCGTATAAACCACACCAAATGGGCAACCATGGCTCTATGCAGCTCAAACGCATCGTTCTATGACAAGCTATCTTCGTTAAAGTCCACGCCTGATGGCGAGTTTATGCGCCTCTTGGAGTATCGGATTGATTTAACAAACAACCTGACTAAAGAAGAAGCCGATGCAATCTTTGGCAAACTATACGGTAACTATGGACATGCAGGTGTCGAGTACGCTAAATATCTTGTTAGCGACTTGGAAGAAGCTATTGACCTAGTTATGCAAGTGCAACAACGCCTTGATAAAGCATTAGGGTTAACCAGTAGAGAGCGGTTCTGGTCGGCTGTGATTGCTTGCAATATTGCAGGGGGTTTGATTGCCAAGGATTTGAAGATCATTGACTTTGACGTTAAGCGGGTTTACGACTGGATTGTCAAAGAAGTAGAGATCATGCGTAATGAAGTTAAGGCTCCGCTGGCTACGCAAAGCAGTGTAATTAACGAGTTTATTAACGAGCATCGTGCCTCAGTATTGGTTATAAATAACGAAGCGGACTCTAGGTCTGGCATGGAACAATTACCCATAGTCGAGCCAAAGTTTAACGACTTGTTTATACGCATTGAACCAGATACCAAACGGCTTTATATAAACTCAAATAAGCTACGCTCCTACTGCAGCGAGAAGCAGATTACCCTCAAGGACATTTTGAAGGGTCTTGAAGCCGACAAAGCCTACATAGGGCAGACTAAAAAGCGCTTATCTAAGGGCACCAAGATTGCATCGGGCCCAGTGTATGTGCACATCTTTGACTTGAGTAGCCACCACTTTGAGGATGCTGAGTCTTATATACAGGCTGCTAAGAGCGTACCTGATGCTGATCCACGGGCTGAGCTTCAGAGTTAATTGGCGTAATTTTGTGGTCGGCTCGTCGTTTTTTATACCGTGCTTAGACCACAGTCACGCTTTAGAACAAATTAAAAGGACTGTAAAACGCCTTAGATTTAAGATAAAGACCCAGATTGTTGTGGAGAAAGGTATTACTGGGTTGCGAGTATGGCGTATTAAGTAGTATCATACAGTCGTAGCCAGGGTTTTGACTACATTTCCTTTAGGTATTACTTGATACCCCGCCCCCTCGGCGGGGTTTTTTTATCGCTCGCCGTACTCAAGCATCGGCATTAACTGAGGGATTAAGTTTTTGTTAAGCCCCATGCCACCAGTTATATTGGCAAGAGCTCGGTCTTGGTACCGTTTTTCTATTGAATCAACTAATTTTTCTGGGTCTATTGCAACGCCTGGGTTAGTCTGGCTAAACGTTACCATCTTCTCTATTACCTTAGCCATCATGTTTGCATCGCCGGTATCTACTGCAATAAAGAAAGCGTTTAGTAAATCGGTGCGTCTATTCATAATGCTTTCGTTAGCATTCTTTGTTTGAAACGCAGCTTGTTGTTTTTGCGCAACTCGCTCTGGGGAGAAGCCAAGCATTTGAGATAAAGCTTCACGGGCGCTAATGTCTTCTACCAACGTATTACCTTTAAGGGTTAGCGCTTGTCCCTCAACCATGTATCTAGTACCAACCATAACGTTCTTAATAGCTGCTGGCATTAAAGCTTCCATTGCACGTTCAGTATGACCGTCATTAAAGCGTTTTACAGCTTCTGGATAGCTAACCAACAGTGCACCTAAAGAAGGACCTAAAGTGTTAATAAACATGTTTTGGACGTAATCTACTTCGCTTTGGCTCTTACGCACGTCTGGGAACCACATGTCTGGCAAGTTAAGGTTCATACGATCGGCAAAGTTCATGCCGGTTACTTGTGACAGTAAGCCTCTGGATATAGTATCCCCAGCAAAACCACCAAATGTTCTGTTAGCCCAGTTCTTAAACCAGTTGTCTGCATCAAACGGCTCGTCGTCGTCTCCAAATACAGCATGGAAAGCTGACGCCACACCTGAAAAAATGAACCATAAAGGCATACCAGTCATGCCGGCGGTTAGGAAAGACATACCCATCATACCGACAAAAGCATCCCGTGCTTCTTTTCTAATTTCTGCCATCTCAGCTTTTTTGTCAGCCAAAGCTTTATTAAGCACGTCTTCTGGAGCGTTTTCTAGTTGCTTTCTAATTTTATCAAGTTCTATTTGTTCTGCATCCATAAAGCCTTTTTGGAATGTACGGAACATAAGCACGCACATATGCTGTGGATACATCTTGAACTGTAACAATACGCTAGAAATATTGCCACGGAAATAACGTGGTTTGTTTGTACTGTTGTAGTTAAACATGGTCTCTTGGGTAAGATCCCGTGCTTGATCTAAAGCTGCATCAAAGGCTGCTTCCGGAGTCATGTTTTTACTTATGTTCTTCTCGTAAGCTAACTCAAAAGAAGTCATGTAAGCAATTTCACGGTTAAACTTCTCGGCTGCGTGGAATGGCAAGCTAGCGTAATACATAAACTTCTGCCATCTACCAGTGTAATCTTGTGAAGGGCTTTCTCCAATACTTACAGAATCATGTACCAAGGTAGTGTCAATTGCACCCCTGTTTACTCCGGCTGTGTACACATCAGCTAATGTTCTGCCTTTTGGTAAATTAATTTTGCCACTACCATCTCTGGTATTTACGTCAGTTAAAGAGTTTAAGTTAGCTCGTGCTAAAGACAAAAACTCGTAGCGATTGGTGTCTTCATTTATATATTTAGTACCACCTAGCATGCGAACATACTTAGACACAACTGTACCAACACGCTTAGCACCACCATATCTTGCACCAGCTACCGGTATATACAAACCAGGTATAGCCATCATATTAACTACTGCTGAAGCTGGAGACGTTAAAAAGTTTAAGAATCCAAAGTGCGTTAAGAACGTAGTTAACTTGGAATGCTTAGGTGGCTCAAGAACACCGCTCTTAAATTGCTTAGCAAGCTCATTAGCCACGTCGCCGTAGACTGCTTTTTCTTCAGTTGTCGGCATATTTGCCGAGCGTATTTTAGCGGCTTCAACAAGATTAAATAGTCTTGGCATGTGCTGAAAGCGAGCACGTTGGTATGCAATACGCTCATAAGACAAGCTAAAGGCACGGAGCATATCTTGGCTAGGACCAGCTACGTTCTGGCGGTGCAAAAACATTTTTTTAATACTTTCAGAAGGCAGCAACTCTAAATAATACTGCCCAAAAGCATCTTTTAACTGATCTTGCATTGCAGCAACTCTGTCCTGCATAATTTGAGGATCGGTGCTTTTTAGAATATCTTCGGTAGTTTGATCTACTAAGTCTTTAATTTTGTTAAGCTGGGTTACTTCACTTAATTTTTGGTTAAGTACTTCATTAAACCCTTGACCAGGCCATAACTGTGCATCTGCTTCTTCTTCAGTGTATGTCCTTGTTTGACCAGTATCTTTGTCTTTTATTTGCGTTTTGAGTAACCGTGCTTTTTGTTTTTCTAACTCGGCATCACGGGCAAAAGCGTCTTCAAACTGCATAAAGATCTTATCTTTGCCCCTACCGACCATCAAGAAGTAGTCACCAAAACGTTTAATTGGGAAGTACGGTCTGATAATGCTTTCTTCAATCTGTTTCTTAAAGTCACGTACTTTGGCATTAATCTCTTCTGGGGTCAGGTTTTTAGCCAAACCAGCTTCTCTAATCCTAGCTTCTTGAACTTGGATGTACTCGTTCATACGGCGTTCGTAGAAGTTACGCACTTGCTTGTATATCTCAACAGCAATGTCACCGTCTTTACCGCTACTCATTTCACGCCATGCGTCTTTTAGACTAGATTTATCGTATGCTTCTAGTTCTTTAGACAAGTCTTTTTTGCTAAGTATTTGTTTTAATTGAGGATCTAAAATGGACGGATCCATTTTCTCAAGGGTAGACTCAATCATTACTTCACCTAACTGCTTAGCTTTTTCTGGGTTACTTTGTAATAAGTTACTCCAACGACCAATAATTGGACCGCCTTCTTTTAAAATTGCATTGCGAGTTGCAATCATGGCGTCAACTTCTTTTACATATTCTTTAAGCTGGGGCATGTCGGCGCCGTATATATCAGCCAATTGGTCGACTGTAAGTGCACCTAATAAGTAACGACGGTATTGATTATTAAGGCTACCAAAGAACTTTTTAAGGTTGCTCTTGTCAACGTCTTTCCAAGTTGTGCGCAGATTGACAAGCTTGTCAATAAAGTTCATGCGCTCGCCAGGATTGAGCTTAAATGCGCCATTACGCACACTGTACCTACTTGGTGCCCATAACAATCCAGAACCTTTATTAGTAGAGCTGCCACTGTTAGCTGAAAACAATACGTCTGCATTCGCTAGCGTGTGAAACAACACATTGTCAACTCCAAACAACTGAGCAACTAATTGAATGAACTTAGACCAAGCGGACATGCTGGTGTCCATAACTTTTTGCATCTGGCGCAGTTCGTTTTGGAATGAGGGTCGGCTAAACGCTTCGGCTACAAACTCATGTAAGTTGTTGTATCCATAGGCATCTGGATTCTTGGTATGCTTTTTAGCGTATCTAAATAGCCGGTGTAAATTAGCCAAAGCTAAACGTTGCTTAGGATCTAGGTCGTCTGGATGGTCAATTGCCCAGTGCGTTGCAGCATGACTAAACTCGTGTGCTATAGCATAGTTAGAGTTGCCACCCCTAGTTAAGCTAAGTCCAATGGCATTATCGTCCATGAAGTACGTGCCAGGTGCGTTTAACGAAGTTACGGCGTTGTCGTAAACCTTAATGATGTCTTCCAAATCCTCTTTAAACATCTTGGGATCAATACCCAATTTGCCGTCTCTAAAGTCTTCAAAGGCTTTTAGGGTCTCTGTGACCGGCATCTTCATCTTGGATTCGTCAAAACGAGAAGCGTAAACAGCGGGTTTAACTTGTTGGAGCCAGTTAAAGATTCTGGTCTTTTGACCTTTTACACGGTCCAAGCTCTTAATTGACAGGTCATAATGCAGGTCATCAAAGCCGACGACTGTGTTTAAATTTAATTGCATCAACCGGTCGGCTAGTCCAGATAAGAACTTACCAGCGGTATTCTTAAGGGCTTTTAAGGCACCCTGTATATCATTATCAGCAAGTGCTTTAGTAACAGTTGGGTGCGCCGTATTAAATAACGGATCATTTAAAGGTACTTTGTCAGCGTTGGGGCTTGTGTTCTTAGCCTGTATAGTTGAAGTTATTTGGTTTGAGTTGTAGGCAACTACTTCAACAATGCCATCTTCGTCTTTATATACTATGCCGTCATATCCAGCTTTAATTGCACGAGATTTAATTTCATTACCGGGAAAGCCATACTCGGAGTAGGCTTTGTCAATAATATCCGCTGCTTTATCTTCATTAACACCAAGAAGTATTAGTGCTTGCACTGCCGGATCAGACGTCCGCTTCATATCTGTCTTATCTATTACTAATGGATTTTTAAGATCCACGTAAATAGGACGTACATTTGCACCTTCAGGGCTGCGGTCCCCTTCTGCGCCTTCTAAAGCGTAAGTGCTAGCTCTTTCTGGATCTGGCGCAGCATAAATACCGGCACCTAAAGCACCACGTTTGCTTAATTTAAATTTTTCAAAGGCTTTATTTGTGCCATGATAAAAGACTATGTCCTTAAGTTTTGGGGCGCTTGGGCCTCTTCCAACATCTGCACTATAGGCCGATAAAGGTTCGCCCCTTCCTCGTCCTGCTCTTGCTCGTAATTCACCAGTCTGGTCTGCGCTATCAGCAGCATACTCTCTAGCTGATTTGGACCCTTTGTTGATATCTTCAAGAGATTTTGCAATATTTCTTGTTGTAGATTTTTCATATTCTTCCTTCATTGCAGCAAACGTTGATTCATGACGACTCAATATATCAAGTAGTGCGTCCCTATAGTAATCCATTAGCCCTTCATCTGCAAGGTATGTTGATACTCGCATCATCTCAGCGTTATGACCCACACCATGATCCATAGTACCGGTATGGGCAATTTCATGAATCATTGTGGTTAAAAAGTTTTCTCTTACACCAAATAAAGTTTTTGTGCCCCAATCGTAAAACGGGTTAATAAGCACGGCTTTATAGGGGACTTTGATATGTACGCCAGCATAACCTTTATCAACTGAAATACCACCAAAAAATAAATTATCTGGGCTAAGTTTTCCGTAACCATAAAGATTGCTTTTACTTAGCGCTTCTTTCATTTCCACCATCAAAGTGCCCAGCTCAGCAAAAAACTTTTCTGGGTCGCCGTATTTTTTACCAACTTCAACAAGATTTACATTGGTATTGTTGTGAAAGATTGGCAGCTTAGGGTCTTGCTCCATATTAATCATGAACTCATCCATGGTTGGAGCTTCTTTTTCTGCTTTGAATGTGCTTTGTTTTTTCTTTTCTTCTTCTTTTACTTTGTCGTAAATAATACGGCCTTGTGTATCAGAAACCGTATTGTCTTTAATAGTAATTTCTTTTGGCGGCTCAAACACTTTTGTTTCTTTTGCAGCTTGACCACGTTGGTCAAACGCTTTTCTAAGTTTTTTACTTACTTCTGCAACTTCTTGACCGACTTCAACCCGAGGCATGGAAACAATACCTTCAAAATTTTCTTTAAGGTCTTTAGCTTCTTCACCCCGAGCTACACGAGCAAGAAATTCTTGTAGTGAGTTAATGTCTTCTGCGATCCTACCTTTGAATGCTTCTCGGTTGTTTTCAAATGGGTAGTCTGGATGTTTGGCTTCTACGCTGGGTTTAACATTAACAATAATGTTGTAAGGAATTGGTTCTTTATTTACTTTAAAGCGGCTATTAAATCTACCTGGACCTTCAAACTGATAAATACCACTAGAAAGCACTTGATGTTTTGGACTATCTGTTCTGTTTACACCAAAATAAATGTCTGCTGAACCCCAATCAAAGTTAGCTTTAGTTAAAAATGGCGTAGCTTTAATATCAAAGTTAACACCAATAGGCAACACTTTAGTATCTATGTCGCCACCATAACCACGATTTTTTAATGTTACTTCTACAGGGCCAATTAATGGGTGCTGTAATGTATCTATATCTTTTGGGTCGGTCCAAAAATAAATTTCTTTTTTGTCACCTGTTTTAGGGTCTATGTAATATTCTGGAACCTTAACTTCTACAGTTGTTCCATGCTCACTTTTTGGTGCTGGGGACTTAGTAATAGTGAAATTACTACGTGCAATATCCTTTCCAGTGGTGTCTACTTTTGTTCTAACGCCGTTTCTTACTGTATCAACAATTAGTTTTTCAGCGCCCATCATAAAACCCATTTTGGCTAAACCTAATCCGCCACTACGATCTTCTGGGTCTAAATCAGATTTATCAGATCCTGCAACAGTAAATAATGCGTTTTTAACAATGTCAGGAGTCATGCCTCTGGCATCATCTGTAATTTTAATTGTGCGATCTCTTGAGTCTAACTCAATAGTAATATGCCCAGTTTTATAAAGCGCTTTTTCTTTTTTGCTAGATACTGCGCCTTTAACTGCGTCAAAAGCATTTTGCAATAATTCTTTTATGGTTACTTCAACCATGTTGCTAGCATACATACTAGCGCCAAGTAACTGTACTAATCCTGGCATGTCAGCTGCTAATTTGCCGGCTTCTTCTCCAAACTCTTCTGGTTTCTTAGATGCTGACGCAGGTAAATCTTTTTCTGGACGAGCAACAAATTCTAAATTTTTCTTTTGAACTCGTTGGTATGCTTTAGCATTGGTAGCATTATCAGGACGGAATTTAACGTAATCACCTTCTACACCAACTACAGTTCCAGGCGAGTTACCAACACGCACTGTATCCCCTACTTTAAAATCTTTTATCCCAGCTTGATCTTTGTAAATTTGTATGGTTTCTAAAGTTTTAGCCAAAGGATCAACTTCTTCCAGTATTGCTAAATCGGCTTTTAATTTAGCAAATGCTCGCTCAACATAATTTTTACCCGCAGGTACGTCAAGACCAAGTGCATTTATAAATCCTTTGAGCTTAATTGAGTTTGGTTTGATTTCACCTGCATCAACCTTTTGAACGTAATTTACAGCGTCAATTCTTGGAGATGCTTCTTCTTCAATCCGATCGGCCGTTTCTTTGGCATACTTTTGCCGGCGATCAAGTTCAGCCTGTTGCGCTGGGGTAAGAGTAGGTTTAGCTTCTTCAATTACTTCTGTAGGAGCTGTTTCTTGGTACTTTTGGTCTAAACGATTGCTAATGTCAATTAAACGAGTATGCAGTTCATCGTATTCTTGACGACGTTTAGTACCTTCTTTTGGTTTTTTACCATTTTTATACAGCAAAGCATTTAGTTCTGCCTGGTAGTTGTTTTTAATCTCAAGCAGCTCATCATATGTTTTAGTGTCTAGTGCACTTGGTTTTGTTGCTGGCTCTGCAGGCTTGCTTGTTAATTGATCGTCGACGTCTTCTTCTCGTATTCCAGCATCTGCAGCAAGTCGATTAATTCTATCCAGGTCTGTTTCGGAAGGTTCTCCAGTTCTGGTGTCAGTTGGACCTTTTCCGAGTTCCTCTTCGCTAGGTAAAGAAACGCCAGACTTACTTGTTCCGGTGTCAGTTGATGTGCCTTCATCTTGCATCTCCTTACGAGCTCTATTAGTTGCCGCTACAACTGCGTCTACTTCTTCTGTGGTAGGGTCTCTGCCAAGTTGAGTTGCTAAGTCCCCTGCTATGATTTCCCTACGGTCGGCTTCAAGTTGTCTTTGTTCTAGTCTGCCACGGCGTCCTTCTAAATATGATCCAACTCCAGCACCAGCACCGCCAAATAAACCGCCACCTACTGCACCACGTACAGATGATTCAATAAGGCGATTGAACTCTTTGCTACCCCAGACCTCTGGGTTCTCTTGGACAAACTTCTCGGCTGCAATACTAATTGCTTCTTGTCCAGCTTCAGTTATACCTTCAGTTGCTGCGCCCGTTACAGTAGCACCGACCACTTTTCTAGCCAATGGCGATGGCATACCAGACTTCTCAAGTAAGTTCTCAACAACGCCGGCTTTGACGTTGGGGCCCATCTGTTTAAGTATGGCTACAGGTAGTATTGAGTCTAAAGCTGCAGAAACTGATCCTGCTAAAGCAGCGGCGGCTGGCTCCATTTGTCCAGTTTCTTCAAATATATTTTGGAATACTTCAGGGGCGTTAAGCGCATAAGAGCCAAGAAACGCACCACCAATCTGACCACGCATTGCGCCTTCGGCAGTCTTCATCCCTGCATATCTAGCGCCAGCTTGTGTAGCTTTACGTTCTGCTAATTCTTTAGCGGCTGCAGCTGCTGCCATGCGTCCACCAGCAACACCAAATCCAGCACCAGGTATCAAAGCCGTAGCCATACCAGGCACTTGTTCTAAGCCTGTTTCTAATGCAAACGGTATGTAATCGCCAATGCCTTTGACGTCGGATAAAGACTTATAGCGTGCACCGTACTTTTGCTCAATTTCTTTTTGAGTCTGCGCAGCTTCTTCCATCTGCCTAGCGGCATACTCGTCAGCGCCAACAGCACTTGCTGCCATGGCTGGTAATACGTCACCAAGTAAAGAACCTGTTTGCTTAGCACCACGGGCAAGAGCACGACCAGCCATACTAAGTATGCCGGTGTCTTTGGTTGGTTCTGGCTCGGCTACGGCTGCAGGAGCTCCAATGCCAAACTTAGTACGAATAGCTTCTTTGGTTGCGTCGTTAGCATCCGTATAGTTTTTGTCCTGCGCCGAGTACTTATTAAAAATTGCTTCTTTAGTAGCCTCGTTTGCATTAACGTAGTTAGGATCTTTTAAGATCTCTAGCAAACTTGGCATCTTATGTTCCTAATAATGGATTTTTAGTATCTACTTGGCCTTTTGCCCCACTAGCTGCAGTGGATCCTCCACGTAACATTCTTTCTGCTTCAGCTGTAGCCTCTTTATACATACGCTGTAACGCTGCAGTTTGTTCTGGAGTCCTTTTTTCTTCAGGAATCAGAGATAATACTTTGTATTGTGGATACATAGCCCCTAATATAGATGTAGTTGCAGTTGCTAAATTACCACGGTTAATATCTTTTGCTGCTATAAACTCCCTAAATTTAGCTGGATCTTTCTCAAACAAAGCAAATGCTTTCTCAAGTTCACCAGGTCTATTAAGTTGCATACCAGCAACCTTAAGTTGATTTTGCATTTCAGCAAGTCTAAGTTGACGATTCTCAGCGCTTTCGTATGATTTAGCAGCAGCATCCAAGTTACCACGTCTTTCAGCACGCTCGCCCTTCTTAATGTCGGCTTGCATTTTGGTAAGCTCAAGATCCATACTTTCTCTAGCTTTTTTGGCTGCATCACGTGCATCACCATAGGAACCAATACCTTTAAGAGCAGCTACTCCCATACCTCCAGGTGCCGCAGTTGTTCCAAATTCAATAAAAGCTCTGCGTATAGCAGCAAGCTCATCTTGTTTTTCTTGTTTGCTCAAACCAGCTAAACGCTCAGCAATCTTAGCATTGAGTCCTTCATTTACTGTATTTGGACCCATTAAACGTTCTTGCTCTCGCATCTGTTCTTCTAAGCTCTTTATACCTGTTAATGCAGCAATACCACGGTCTACTGGAGCACCACCTTCTGGTTTAGTTTCTGGTTTTGGAGCCGCTGCCGCCGCTGCTGGAGCCGGTGGAGTTGGTGGAGCTACCTTAGCCCTAAGCATTGGATTTTCATCAAGCATGCGTTTTGCCGCAACTGGAGAAGCATCTTTTAAAAATTCGTATTTTTCAACGTCTTTTTGCATTTGTATCTGATCTAGACGTGCTTGATCTGCATTAGTGTCCATGCCACCAAACTGTGGGTCTTCAACCAAACTAGGACCTAACCCAGCAAAAGCAATAATGCCACCACCAGCCATACTTTGAGACTCAAATGCTGGACCGCCGGCTAAAGCAATACCTGACATACGTCCTTTTTGGGCTTGTTGCTCGGCTTGTGCTTCCATTTGTTTTTGCACAATAATTTCAGTTGCCATCTCACGAATTTCTTCGCTTGTAGATGAATTTCTAATTTGTTCTAATTTTTGTACACCACCAGGCATGTCTGCAATTTGTTCTAGTTTGGCACGGGTACTATCAATTACACCTCCTGGGGCATAGCCAATAATGCCACCTTCACGGTACTCTTTAATTGCACCACCTGCAGCCCTACCACCAAATAATGTAGAACCAGCACCAACTAAACCAATACCTTGTTGCAGTGCAGAAGGCTGAGCTTGATATAACTGAGTAGTTTGGGTTTGAAGCGGTAAACCACGCAACATGGCGTTCATTAAACCAAGCTGCATAAACGGATACTGCTGAGCAATAGCGTAATCTTGGATAGCTTGATTAATTTTGCTTTGCTCAAGGGCTTGTTGTTCTTTACCCATCTGAGACTGCAAACCAATAATTTCTTTCTGGGCACCAAGTTGTTGCCCACCTAACTGACCTAAAGCACCTGCTGCTTGTGTAGCAGCACCTAACCCACCAAGGGCGGCTTGCTGTCCTTGAAGACCTAAATTAGCCCCAAACTGTTGAGCTTGTTGAGCTTGTTGGAATGCACCTTGCCGGCCTTGTGCTTCAATACCTTGTAACTGACTCATTAAGTTACGTTGAGCTTCAGCGGACTCAATAGCTTGTCGGCTTCCACCAAAAGCACCAGCACCAACGGCAGCACGGGCACGCATAGGCGCACCAATCTGGTAGTCACGTAGTGCCTGAGACTTTTGATAATCCACCACGTTTTGCATGTAAGGGGACATGTAAGACTGAATAGCGTTTGGATCTGTAGCTTGTTGCGCATAACGACCGCCAGCTCCAGCCATTTGACCTGCTAATCCTAAACCACCCATACCCGACATGCCAGCTAATCCAGTAGCAGTACCGTATTGTCCAGGGGTTTGAAGATTTGCTGTAGCCTGTTGAGCCTGTTGTTGCATTGGACTAAAGCCAGCAAAATAATTATTTACATCAGTGCTATATGGTTTATACGGTCTAAACCCAGCCATATCATCGGTATAAATTTGCTTCTGGGTAGACTCAAGCATGTTCTCGACGTATGGTCGAGCATATTCAGGGATATTTGTTTGGTAAGAAGTAGTTGTTTGTGGGCCACCGCCACCACCGGAGCCACCAAATGGAGTGCGTCTACCTTCCCAGGTCCAACCGCTATGTTTTGATCTTAAAATGCTCATAATTTTGCCTCTACAATTCTGTAGCGTTCCTTAAACCCATACCGTGTCCACAATCTTGCAATTGCTTCTCTAGCGGCACCTTGTATTTTAGTAGCCCCATACGCCTTAAGTAAATCAGAAAATTGCTTATATGTATCCGGATTACTTATTAATTTACCACCCATTGCTATAACAAATGCCACTCTGTCATTTGGCATGTTAAAAAAATTTATTGCCGATGCCCCATGAATCTTGTTTTCTTCATCTGCTGCAACTACTAGCAACCAATCACCCCTAGCCAAATACCCTTTAGCTTGCTCAACCGTATAGTCGTCTTCGCCCCATTTCAATGCTTCTGCTAAGAACCCTTCAACCAACGGCCAAGTCTGGTGAAAATGAGTTATGTTGACTGGCTGAACGGTTAAATTCATGCAGGCATATATCTGTCGGCTTTAACTGCGGGAGCTTGTTTCTTCTTACCAGTTCTAGCTTTGCGGATCTTGTCCATCATGGCGTATAGCTTTCTAGCACCAGCATCGGTAGAGCCGTTACCTAAGTGACTAACCACGTCGGCTGGGACTACAAATTCCCCATCAGCAAGACGGGCGGGTTGTTTGTTACCGATAGAAGCAGGAATAGAATCAGACATACCATCACCAGGACCTTTAAGCATTCTGCCGCCATCTGAGTACCCTCCTAAGCTAGACATAACGCCGCCTTTAGCGGCTTCTTCAATATTACCTAATGGTTGCGCTATTGCTTTTAATGCGGGTAAACCCTTAATATTAGCTTTCTTTTGTCTTTCATTTAAACGAGTCAAAGCCGCTGTAAACGAATCTTGGTTACGGGTTGTTGGGTTGTCGTCTCTATATAAACCAGGATCACCTTTGGGTAGCCTAGCTGGTCCGCCAGCATTCATTAGCATGGGGTTAGACCGCTCATAGGCAGGGGCATCCGTAACTAATTCAGCACTTACTGGGCGCTGGGTAGGGGTAGCATATTGGGTCTTATCAATCATCCCCATGGGATATAGGCCGCCTTGCGGGTTCATAGCCGTGTTCATTTGGCTCATACGCTCTACAGGACCACCAGCTTGGTAGGACTGCATAATTCCACCTTCAGCTGCGTAACGGGCACTGTAATATGGGTTAGGTCTTGGCGGTTCGTAGGCTTGGAAATTAGGTGAAATACGGCGTAATGGGCTCTTGTATTCATCTCCTGGAAGATTTTGTTTCTCGTCTTCTAGTAGACCAAGCACTGGCAATGCTTGAACCCCTGCTTTCCCATAACTGCCTAAACCACTGTAAAAAGTGTCTGGTTTTAAACCTATTGTTCTTGCTGCACCACCTCGAGCCTGAGCTTCTTGGTCAAATAAACTTTGCATAGAGGGGCTTGGTATATTAGATTGTTGAAACCCTGGGGCTAAACTAGCTTGTCCTGTTACTTCAGAACCAGGTAATGCAGCCGAACCTTCTGGGAATACTCCTTGACCACGAGCAATAGCGTCTAGTTCTGTTGCGGAATATCCTGGAGTTGGGGCTACACCGGGCGGTAATGTTCCAGGCGCTACCGTTGGTTGCCCAGCTAAACCAGAATACACATCAGATACATC